CGAGACATCTTTTCATAGGTAAATTGCCTGCTTGTGGTATTTAAAGTAATTTCTTCGGGGTCCATAACTTTAACTATAGTTCTTTATTAGTTATATTATTGCCATCTTTTTGTTTTGAGATAATCCAAAACATCATTGCGAACATCCATCAGTTCATGATAACATTTTTGATTACGAGCACAATCACGAAGAGATGCATCAGGTTTAATCACGGATTCAATAAAAATATCAAGTCCGCGATTCCACTTTTCTTGTTTGCTTTCGCAATCTTCAATGCTGTTTTGATCCTTCATCGTTTTTTCTTCATATTTTTTTCTATGTATGAGACAGCAGATGGATAATTTTTTGAAGTGTGAACGATTGATCCGTTGTTGATAATCACAAACTTCTTTGATTTTGCAAGTGGCACAGCGGCCCACATACCATCCTTGGTTACATAACCACTCGGATACCCAACTTTGTTTTCTAAAATGTCTTTGTTAGGACAAGTATAGAACTTTCGGTAATCTTTTGATTCACTCATTAGAAGACGGCAGTAACACTTACAACTGTTGCCGTAGGATTACGTGCAAGTGCAGTTTTTCTTGCTTCTTCATAGTTCCGTGCGATGACAATCTCATCAAAGACGGTGCCAGACACGTAGAGTTGAACTTTGCACTTCATGGGATGTTCCCCTGATTACTTTTGTATTATAGCAGAGTGGAGCAGCGTTCTACTCCTGGTGTGACAGTTCTACTTCCTCACTACGGATATCGCTGCCTCACCCCTCTCAAAAATCGTCTCTACGACCGCCTGAACACTCCTGGCAGTGCTGATGCCCACCTTGTCAAAGACTGGCACACAAACCAGTCCAAAGGTCTTCTGGGGTCCACCTAACCTAATGACCCGTCCAATACTTTGCGACAATCCTACATAATCCATATTACGCATGAATAGGACTGCTTCCAGTCCCTTGACATTGATGCCTTCAGACAGAATAGAGTGGTGCATGACAACAAAACGAGTATCATCCTGACCCCAGGCATTCAAAGTCTTGAAGAATTCCTCACGGGAAACCTTCTTGCCATTGATGATTGCACCGGTTTTAGATGTAATATACATCCAGTTGTATCCACGTTCATGTAGTTGCTGACAAAAATCAGACTGACTTACCATACGCAAAATCTGCTTGGTAGAACGTGCTGCAATCAGAATCTTATTGAGTGAGTTTGCATCAATCGTATTCAACAGATTCTTATCGTCAGATAGTTTGAAATCACCCTGAGGTAGTTGATGAACCACAACCTTAGGAGGAAGGATATAACCTTCTTTGACAAGTTGAGGTGCAGGAACATTGCAGATGACCTGACCATAAACCTCAGGATCATTCATTCCTGGTTTGAATACAGACAACGAGTGCTTAGGAGTCGCAGTGAAGAAATAGCAACGATCAGAATCATTACTGAAGAACTCAGTTGCAGGAAAGAAATTACGTTGAACGGAGTTATGTGCCTCATCAAAGTAAATTGTATTCACTTCAATGTCTGCCTCTACAAGACGATGTAGTGAGTGATATGTGGTGAAGATGATGACATTCTCACCAGCAGTTCTTGCAGTGTTGTTGAACAAGTGAATCGTGTCTGCTTTGGTGGTGCTGAAATACTCAACATCACCACTATGAACCTGCATCACATGAGTATGAGTAGTATCAATCACTTCAAGAAACTCTTTGCAGAGTTGCTCTGCCAGAAGAATGCGAGGTGCTACAACAACAATAGTAGAACCATTATCAATATACTTTTGATTCTCAATAATATCATGTATCATACACATAGTCTTGCCACCACCCGTAGGGATGATGACCTGACCCTTGTCATATGCCAGCATTGCATTCAGTGCTTTCTTCTGGTGTGGGCGAAGGGTGACCAAGTTCGTTCCTGTTTGGTATGAATATATTATAGCAGAAAACCACCCCGATTAGGAGGTGGTGTGACAGTTTTACAACCGGTTTCTATAGTGTCTTAAAGTTTCCTCTTCAACCCGGACAAAGGTAGTCTATAGGGTTTTCATGATTCTGTCAAGCTATTACGTTGAACTTGTTACTGCCTCCCATGCAGAACCATTCCAGAAGTTAAGTTTGTTTGTGGTTGTGTTATACATGATTGCACCTTTAGGAAGGTTGCCATAACCACTCATTAAGTTTCTCTTAGTAGTATTGAATGTGGGAATTGCAAGTGAATCATATCCAGATTGGTTTTGTGTTAATGTTGCAACACCACAGAATACTGTGCCACCTGTGCTAACATTAAGTCTTCTGGATTCATTGTTATAAACGATTGAACCACCAGGAACACCATTAGGTGCAAGAAGTTTCTTGGACTGTTCCGTTCCAAATCCAGATTGAACCGGATTTACATTCTGATTACCACCAGCATTGCCGGACCAGAGATTTGCAATGATGTCAAGTTCTTCAGTATTAACTGAAGGCATAATGACATAACTGTTCATCGTGGTGCTTGCCATACCAACATCAAGAACAGATCTGGCAAAGTAAGTATTGATTCCGATTCTAGTCAAATATTTTGAAGTACCTGCATCAGTAGTAACTAATGCTTGATTAGTTTGTCCATATCCTGCCGCAATAATAGGAGCAGTGGGAACAAATAATCCACTTCCGCCAAACATGACGAAACTATTTTGTGTTTGGAAACTTCCACTTGCAAAACCGGGAACAATTTGCCCCAATGCATCTACACTTGGTCTTGGATCAGTTACGAATGAACCATCAGCACTAGTGGACATTCCAAGTTGTGTTTTAGAAATAATTCTTCCATCTGAGTAAAAATCTCCAAAGATAGTAGAGTCAAAACTATCAGGAAATCCAGTATCAGATGCTGTACCAATCCCCAACTTTCCACCAACAAAAGTATCTCCTAAGAACGTTCCGATGCCACTTCCAACTTGAAAATTGCGACTAACAAGAAGATCATTGAATGTTGAAATACCACTGGTTACGCTAATAACAGCACTACTAGAAATTGGTAGAGCACTACCATCACCAAGAGTGAGTTGATTAGCACCTTGTCCTACGGTAAGAATACCTGCAACCTGTCCATAACCACTTATGAATGTATTTCCACCGACTTCCAGTTCTCGTGTTAATGTAATACCATGACGATTAACACCTACCTTACCATCATATGTGGTCTCAAATTTAGTATTATCGTCGTATCTAACCTTGAAACTTTCTGTTGTTCCGGCACCAGATCCAGAATGGAGATTGATATTAACTCCACCAAGATCGTAGTTGGAGAGACTCAGTGTTCCAGAGTTGAAACTTAAGACACCACTGCTATTACCTGTTCCGACAGATTGTCCGACACTGATTCTAGAAGTGTTGCTGGATGTAATAACATCTATTGCTGTATTTGTAATCTTTCTGATTTCAATATCAGAGGCAGGAGTATCAGAACCAATACCGAGTTTATTATCAACTACCAGTGCGGTTACAGTTGCAGATGAACCAACAATATTTCCTACTGTAATATCAGGTGTGCCATCAAGTCCGAATGAAGTTGATGCAAAACCTGCTGTCTGTGCAACACCACTCAAATATCCTGTGACATTACCCGTTACATCACCAGTAACATTTCCAGTTACACTACCAGTGATATTACCAACAAAACTCGTTGAAGTGGTGACACCAGTAACGACTAATCCACCAGCAGTGATTTGTGCATCATCGGTGAAAGTTGCAATACCAGATACAACGATACCCGTAGAATTTGTATCAAATTTTGCGGCATTAACTTCTCCGGTCAAATCTCCAATGAAGGTGGTTGCAGTTACAACACCACCAACATTTACATCATTCGTTATCTGAACACTGGAGAAGAATGTAGAGAATCCCGATGCAAGCAAATTGGAACCAGTTATAATACCGGTAGATTGAAATGAACCTGCTGTTAAAATACCTGTAAAGTTTCCTTGTCCAGTTGAATCAATACCAACACCATAAGTTGCCGATGTTGGATCATCACCAACTTGTAATAAAGTTGCAGGATTAGTGGTGCCTACCCCAACATTAGCTATTGTGGAGATTCCTGCATCAGTAATAGACCATCCGGTTCTTGCAACGGCAACAACACCAGATAATTGACTACCATCACCAAAAAATTGTTGTGCTGTTACAATACCAGTTGCATTAAGACTGGTTGCATCTAACACTGTTACTGTTGAGGCACCTGATACAAATACGTCCTCGGTGACAAATAAGTCCGCAGTTGATACAATACCACTAATTTTTGCAGTTCCTCTTACATCAAGAAACTCGGAAGGAATAGAGGTGCCAATTCCAACCAGTCCATTTGCATCTACAATAAAGTTGTCGTTATCAACCTGAACACCATTACGAAAATTAAAAGACTTTCTATAATTTGCCATCTACTTGTGCATCTCCATGGAGTTATTTATCTGATAATTTTTGCTCTAGAATTTCAACCTTAGTTGATAATTCCTTAACTGCTTCAATAAGTAGTGCAGTGAGTTTGTCATATTTGACTGCCATATAACCAGTCTCTCTGATAGTAGTGAGTCCGGGAAGTCCAAGAGCAGCAATTTCTTGTGCGATAACACCGGTATCTTCACCTTCATGAACACCACCCTCAATCCAGGTGAATGTATTACCACTGATTGAACGAATCTTGGTAAGAGGTTCTTTAATCGGTGTAATATCTAATTTTAATCTTTCATCAGATGAGAAGAATGCGGTGATGTCATCGGTAACTGTTAATGTTCCGGTGATGGCAGTGTTGCTCTGTAATGTAGATGTGCCACTCACAATCAAGTTATCATCAACTGTTGTTGTTCCACCAGTAGAATCAAGTGTTAAATTGCCAGATGCAGTATCAATTTCTCCATTGCCACTTACACCAATTCTAATCTCGTCAATGTGTGCCTCGGAGAATGGTAATGATGCAGTGCCAAGATATGCACCCTCATCAGCATCTGGGACGATACCAGTATTAAATACTGCCTGTCCTGCAAATATTGATGTTGAAGAAACATTTAATGTTCCGTTTAAATCTAGGTTGTCATTAATTTCAACTTCACCAGAAGCAGAATTGAGGATTAAATCGCCCGTGGTAGTATCAATCGTATTGTCTTCAGTGATTGCAATCTGAATATTACCGAAAGTAGCACCAGCACCAGTTACATTATTGTCAAAGGTAATGTTTCCTCCGATATTTAAATCGCCAACAATACCAGCACCACCATCGATGACAAGTGCTCCGGTAGTTTTAGTTGTTGATTGTGTAGTATTTGCAATCTTGACTGGACCTTTTGCCGTTAAATTATCTTTAAAGGTGACTTCTCCATTAAGTGTAACTGGACCATCAAATTGTGAAAGAATCTGTCCCGAATCTCCACCCTCAACTACAAGATTATTTTTGACGATAACTTCATCAAAAACTACACTGAGACTAGATGGATCTTCACCAGTAACTGTTGAAACTGGAATGTCATAAGTTTTTTCTTCGCCTGTTGAAGATGATGTTCTTCTATTTCCAACATAAAAATCGCCCTTGTTATTCATACCCGTATAAACAACAATACCACCCCTTCTTTCCTGCGCCTGAGAGAGGAATTCTTCGGTCTCTGTGAGTGTTCTGTCCTGAACTTGTGGAAGACCCGTTGAGTAGTTGCCAGGACCATATCCAAGATACTCAAATGTATGACCGGATGCACGAATGATAGATGGTCTGCGGAATTCAATCGCGATTGGATCTACTTTATTCAGTAAAGAACCAGAATCATGAGTAGAGATTCCTGTGCCTAATGCTCCTCGTACTACAGTTATTTCATTGCTACCAGTACCAGTGATGGTATCAGTTACAACTCTCATAATCTCTTCATCAACCTGAAGATATGAACCAAGTGGAAATCTTTTGGTTGTTGCAATACCAGAATAAGGCGAAGCTACTTGTAACTTAGTATCGCCATTGAATCCACCAAGTGTTAGAGATTCGGTATCAAATAGAGAGACACCACGAGCATCAATATTCTCTTCGCTTTGATCGGATATACCTTCATTTGACGACATACCATGCTTGAGAACATATTGTGCCGACAGACTTGAATTGGTGATGGCAGTAAATGTATTGACACCAACTCTAGACTTAACCAGATAATCTCCAAGATTATTATTGCTACTATCAAGAACTCTGAATCTACTTCCTGCAACTAATCCGTGAGGAGTGGAGCAGTTGAATTGTTGAATTCCTGTGGTAGAGTTATATGAATTGGATGAAACTTTTCCTGTTGGAGCAACAATATAAACATACTGCCCAAGAATACTTTCAGGATCTCCTGCTGTTTTTGCAATAGCAACTTTATCTTTGGCAGGAATACTAGAAGTTCTATAAAGACCAAATGCAGTTGTTCCAATACCAGTAACCTGAACAACGGCACCATCAGTTGCAGAAAGACTACTGGCAGATAATCCCCTTTGAGCAACTGTGATTGTTGCATCAGCAGATCCACCAATTACTGCGGTATCAAAGAATAATGTGGCACCAGATTGATAACCAGAACCAGGTGATTGAATATCCATGCTGACAACAGCACCACCAGATACACCGACGATAGCAGTGGCACCATTCCAACTGGATAATCCAACCTCATTAAAGAGTTTTACGTTATAGTGTGTTCCATTTGTATGACCAGAACCACCAGTAATTGCACCTTCATGAGTTACAATTCCCGATAAACCATGATTTCTAGTGAATGTTAGTGTGGCAATACCTGCAACAACACTCAAATCTGATTCGGCAGATACTTCTAGGTGCTTTCTGAACTTCTTATTGAACGAGTCAGTAGATTCTTTTGTGATACTCTTCTTAAGATCATTAGTTTGAACTTCCCCAAGTGGTTCTCTCAGTGCAAATGATTTAGCAGATTGTGGATTATCATTGACATTATCTCTATCTAACTGAGGATAGAGATCAACAACATTTTGATTATATTCGTAATTTGTAAATTCAGTCGGAACACTAAGGTTTGCATTTAATGCATACAGATGATAGATTCCATCCTGAACATCTTGAATATAGTCAGTAATAATTTCATTTCTATAAACAAAAAGTTTATTCTGTAAATCATTTACCTCATATCTCGGCAGAGATGTTGTTCTATTGGTTAAATCATTTGTCAATGCAGGTCCAAGAGACGCACCTGTTTCATAGGTGAACTCCATATCATTAGGAATTGATACAACGGTAAATGTTCCGTTGTATCCACTATTAGCAGTGCCAACAGTATTGGATGTATCTTGTATATTCTTGGTAATGATTACATCACCAACAGATACATTGTGTGGCAATTCAGATCTAACAGTTACTGTTCCGCCAGAGAATGTGCAACTACCAATGAATCTTGAATTTTTGTTGAAGTCATAATCATCTATTGTAATGGATGAAAGAGATGCATCGGCATCAGTTCTTAATCCAGTTGTGCTAGATTCTTGAAGAATGAATCCACTTTCTGGATTCTTTCCATTAGAAACTTCTTTTGGAATTACAACTCTAAGTTTGTAAATCTTTTCATCAAGACTTCTAGTATCTGATGTTCTCTTTAAGAATGAAACTTCGGTTCTTGTATCTAAACCATTGTTAGTTTGAACACCAACTTGAGTTAGAGCATTATAAATGTCACTGCCTGCATTGGTATTAATATACCATTGACCTTGTGTAGAGTCATACTGAACCGGATGACCAATGTCTCCTGCATCTTTATCAGATACTCTACTCAAAATTACAAGGTTTGTTCCGCCATAAACAGTAATTGGAGTTCCATTAATAGATGCTGCATAGGAAGATGCTAACTTAATATTATTATTATCTCCACTATCAATTACATAGTAAGTTCTTTCTGGAGTAAGGTTTTCTGGTAAGTCGGCATCATCACTCTTGATGATAATTTTCTCGCCCGTTGATAAATTATGAGCACCAATCGCAAACTGATTTGATGTTGGACCTGATACTACTCTATATTCTTTAACACTACTTGTTTCCTCATCACTCATCAAAATGTTTGCTTCACTTATACCATAACCTGTGACGGCACTGAAGTCTACACTTAATACATCTCCTACTTTTGCACCAACTCTAAAACCTTGAGTGAGAATTGATGGTTTGATGTCTGCTTCTGTGAAACCAAAGAGATATAGTCTTTTGTTATTTGCAACAGAAGTTGTGACACCAACATCAATTGTTTGCCAGTCAATATTCTCCTCTGAACTCGTAATTGCTCTAGGAGCAATGATATTAGTAATAAATCCTTTATTGTCTTTTGCAAATGCCTCTTTCTTGAATCCTGCAGATATAAGAGCTAGTTGTCCAAAGTTTGAGTTTGAGTTGGTGATAGATGCATCACCACCAGTATCGGCAAAGAAATGTTGGTTATATCCAATAGCAAAGACAGAAACAATCTGAAGGATTGCATCATTTATCATTGAAATGTGTGCGGTCTCCCAGTCTTTTCTGTAGACGGCACCTGAATCTAAATGATAAACAGTGCTGGCGTTGGTAGATGATGATTGTGTGGATAATGCAGATCCAGTTACTTTACCAATACCAATGCCTTCATATGTTCTATTTGACTTGCTATACTTTACAAAGGCACGATCATCTTTTTGGAGACTGACTCCAGTAAATTGAGCCACAACCATCGAACGGAAACCGGATGCCTTAGCACCATCAGCTTTCATTCCGTTCATACCAAAAACAGAACGCAGAGAGATATTAAAGATGTATGGTGATGCACCAGTTACAGTATCAGTTTCAATCGTTACAGTGGCACTTGATGTATTACCAGGTGTCTCTAAATTCTTTCTAAAATCTGGAAGTAAATATGTGAATACTTTTGGATTACTTGTAGAAACACTCTGAACTTTCGTTGAAATATTGTAGTCGTCAGGAACAACTCCTTTAATTTTTATTGGAGTTCCTGCCTGCAATTTATGATCGGTTGCCGTGGTTACAGTAACCACACTCGTAGGAGTTCCACCCGAACCAGATACAATGGCACTAACCTCTAGTGGGTCAGATGCAAAAGCACCAACAATTTCCCATTCCGGTCTTTGCTTCTCAAATCCTTGTGGGTTGGCAGGATATTTTTGGTCAATAATTCTACCCGATGCCTGATTATATGCATTACCAAGTTTTGCATAATACATGTCAAGGTCAGTGAGATCATAACCACTGACATTATTAACACCATCGGCATACTCAAAACAAGTAAGTTTGTGGTGTGAGAATGTTGGTTTAGACCTATTATCTACTGAGAAATCAACGGGGTCGGTATATACTACACCTGCATCATCTCCATCAAAGAAGGAGAACTGCCAAAAATAACATGTGCCAGTAATTCTAAAGATTGCCGAATCAGCAACTGCTAAATCTGTAGGATTGGGAACATATTTTGGACGAACTTTGGTCTTTCTTAAGTCAAGACCAACAACGGATGTTCCTCTGGGGATAATAATACCACCATTGACACTATTGAACTTATAAAGAATATTATCTTCTTGGTTAATATCAAAATTAGAATCAAGTTGTAAATTTAAAGTATCCGATGCCGCAGTTTCTCCACCACCAGGAGAAATTACTTTTGCAACTCCGCCATCATTTTTTACTGCAAATCCAGGTCTATTATCAACTTCATGAATTCCGGGCATGAGAAGAATAGTGGTCTTCTCTACCAAATCATTACTATTTCCTTGCACATAAGAAAATCTTGCCGACTCTAAGAGTGCTCTCTGAAGAGTTTTGAATGGTTGAGCAAGGGAATTGCCCTGGTTATTAATACTATCAGTTGCATCCAAATCCGATGGACTTACATATAAGATTCGACCTTCAGTATTCTTGATGAAATTATCTAGTTTATTCAGAGGCATGGGATTATTTTACTGCTGAAATATTTCTATATTCTATTTAGTTACCTTTATTAATTGATTTTTTTCTCTTAAGTACTAAAGGTTTGGCATACAACACCATTTCCGGATCAATATGTTTTTCAATAATTTTTAGAACGTTCATAAACTCATTTACGGTTTCACATTCTACTAATCTTGTGTCGCCTTCATTACCGAGCACAATGACGGTTCTTTTGCAAACATCAATTAAAATGTTGCTGACATTTTCAGTCCCCATATGAATACATCCATATCTGGCATTATATAGCTGTTGATAGTCCAGTTATTGCATCTATTGTAGCTGATTCGGAAGTTGCTCTAGCATCAACCTCAAACTTAGTATTTTTGCATCCCCAATTTTGTAGTTCTTTCTCGGATTTTTTATCCTTTATAGTATTAAGATTACCTCGAAGTGTTCCTATTTCATTTCGGAGCACAATAATATCATCATATAAGGAATCGATTTGAGTTTTTATTTGAGAACATGTCAAAGAACCACTAATAGGTGTTCCGGTTCCAGATAAATCAAGTCTGCCACTTGTTGAAATAACTGGTCCACTTCCATCTGTTTTTAGTCCGGTCACAGATCCGGCACTATTTTTATAAATTAATGGTTCTGCATCATTTTCGTATCCAAATCCTGCATAATGTGTTGTTATTCCACTTAATGAAATAGTAGTATCAGGTTCAAATGGATTTTGTGTTCCATAATCAACATTAGGACCTGCCATCTTGGTGTATATGTGAACGGTCTCCGTCTCTTCTCTTATATTAAATAATGTAAGACCAATACCTGCCGATGAATTACAAAAATTAAGCGGACTATCTACTGTTCCAGTTGAAATTCCTGCTGTGAGTGATAGAGTAACAATTTCTCTTTTCTTATCATCAATTTGAGTTAAAATGCCAATAATTTTATTGTCTACATCGGCACAAAATTCTTGCAATACTTCTGCTTCCTCTTCAATTTCTGCCTCTCTTACACCAATCACTCCACCATCTTTTAATCCACTATCAACAATTTCTTTATTTTGACTCCAAGTTCCATCGGAGTTTTCTGTGACAGTTATTTTTTCTATTTTCTCGGGAGCAGTATATTCCGATTGATTTTCATATACACCTTTTAATTGATCCTGGTCCCTATTTAAAACTTCAAGAGCCCTATTTGTTAAATTTTCATTCATGATTCTAATTCAGTAATTCTAGTTTTTAGTTCTTCAATTTGTTCTTGTTGTTCTTTGACTGCTCCAATCAACATAGCAGTGAGTTTAGAGTAGTTAATACCCTTCCATTGTTTATCATAAAGTGTTCCGTCTTTTATAACTTCGGGAATGATGTCTTCAACTTCTTGTGCAATTAAACCAATTTGTCTTCCCTCTCCATAAGCTTTCAAAAAAGAAGATGGGACAATATCTTTTCTCCATTTATAATATACAGGATTTAATTGTAGCACCTTTGTCAAAGATGTGGAACTAGAAATAGGTTCAATATTATCTTTTAATCTTCCATCTGAATGGGCAATGTGACCTATTATACTTTTAAAAGGAACGCCATCAACGAACCAGTTTCCAAATAAATTTCCAAGAGCAGATGTATGTGTTTCTTTCGGTGTCACAGAAGTATCTGCCGGAGCTACAGTTACTTCTTTTCCGGTTATTTTATTAAAGATTGCACTATATCTTGCCGAGATTGCACCTAGTGATATATCAGAACCAATCTTTACATCTACACCAACTAAATTTCTCACCCCTATTTCAGCACCAAGACCCAAAAAGTTCCATGATAATGGAGTAGGAATAGGACCACCAGAAGGTCCAGAAACTAATGATGCACTATAAGGAATTGTACTAGATCCTTGTCCAAAGTGTCCCTTATATGCCGATAGAACACCTCCACCGGGTTCTGTAAGTCCTTTTGGAAATACAAGACCTCCACCCACAAAAGAGTTGAAAACATCTATATGATTTGCTTCTAGATAATCGTATGCCATTTCTACTCCTTATCCACAAGTTTTTCTAACTGTATCTATAAACGCACCAAGAACATCTCCCTTTAATATTTTTGAAACCACATTAACAGGAGATGATTTTACCACATCAGCACAAATCTGATTAATAACTCCTTGTGCATTCAAAGTAATGGCATCAGATGAAACCATGCATATTTTTGATCCTCCCATAGTCATTTGTTCACCAGCAATCATGCTAATGTGATCATTTGCTTTTAACAAAAATGACCCATCATTATCAGCACCCGTACACTCTGCGTATATGTTTTTTGCCTTCAATTTGATGTTTCCATTTTCGGCAATGATGCAGATGTCGCCATTTCTCGCAGTAATAATTTTTGCAATTGCTTCTTCTGATGCCTCTTGTTGATCACCTTTTACCAATTCAGTTCCACAAAGTTCTTCAGATTTTCCTGGATTAATTTCTGCTTTATTTCCATTTTTGTTACATAAAATAGTATGCCCCCCATCTAAGGACAAAAGCATTGCAGTATTATCATCCTTATCCTCTGGTGCTATGGGACCGAAGCATAATACTCCATGAGGATTATCTGTAATTAAAGTTTCTGGGATAAATGTCATAATGTTTTATATTTAATATCCACCACCATATCCACCTCCTCCGGAGGGTGGTGGAGAGGGAGAGGGAGAAGGACTTGGGGTGGGTCTCGGAGCAGGAGATGGTGCAGGAGAAGGACTTGGAGTGGGTCTCGGAGCAGGAGTTGATGATGCGGGGGTTGATGGTGTGGATGTAGGCGTAGATGTGCTGGAATATTGAGCAGATGGTTTCGTTCTATTTAAGCTCTCTTGAGCAGTATCATAAATTGTATCATGATATCCCGAAATGTGGAAGGCACCAACCATCTTCACACCAGTAGATGGATGAACATGGAACGGACCAGAATATGGTCTACCATTAACATATCCAACGATAGGAGGTGTATTACCAACACAATCAATTACACGAACAACATTTCTTTGTGCAAGAACGGCAATACTTTCATCGCTAGCAGTTGTTCTATCAATAGGAATAATTGTTTGTGGTGGCAATTCTTCTTCAATATCATCAGTAATTTTGATAAAGGAGAATTTTGGTTTAATCTTAGCACCCTCTCCTGTTAAACTCTCTATTAGGATAGTTGGAATATCAGTGAGACCACAAACTCTTTCTGCCAGGGTTATACTTATAATTTGACCTGCCTCTGTCATTCTCACAGATGCCTCTAAATTGGGGAGATCTGGTGTAATTATCATTTTATCCAATTGAGAATATCCAATTCCTGTTGAAATAATATCAAATCCTTCTAAACAAACAATATAATCATTAACTCCACCACCAGGAGTTATACCACCAGGAGTTCCGGGAGTTCCATCACCGGGAGTTCCATCACCGGGAGTTCCATCACCGGGAGTTCCATCACCGGGAGTTATACCACCAGGAGTTTCAGGAGTTATACCACCAGGAGTTCCAGGAGTTATACCACCAGGAGTTCCGGGAGTTATACCACCAGGAGTTCCGGGAGTTATACCACCAGGAGTTCCAACACCAGGCGATGTTGAATCTACCGAATTGCCAAATTCATCACGACCAGTTGGTGCATTTGGATATCCATTTCCATGATTAATTATTGGAATATCAATAACTTGTCCAGTTTCATAATCAATCACTGCATATCCAGAAGCATAATTACCATTATTACACGGGTCAATAATACTTACAAATGGAGGTTTTGAATATCCAGAACCTCCATTTTCCATGTTGATACCATAAATTTGTCCGAGATCATTAATAACTGCCTTTCCAACGGCACCAATACCACCGCCACCAAAAATTTCAACACTAGGCGGACCACATTGGAATGGATTTGTATCACATGGGAATGCTGTTGCAGGAGCATCTGCCAAGTCTCCTAGTGTGCCACCAAAAATAGAAAGACCATTTACATATTTTTGTATTCCCTCCTCTGAGAAATCTTCTTCGGCATTGTCAATAAAATTATCAAACCCATCTCCAAAAGGTTTGTTGGGGGAGTTTGCCCATGGTCCTAATACTGTTGATTTAATTTCGGGGCAATTTGGTTTTTGGCAAAGATATGCTTCAAATCCAAGAATAAAATCAAGTGCCTCAAATGCTGATCCTGCAATTTTGCCAACACCACCTAGAAGATCACTAATGCTATCCAGTATTGGTCCCAGTGCTTCATCTACTTTGGCAACAACGTTGTTAATTAATCCATTTGTAAATTGTTGAACCGCACAAAGAGGAGCATTTACAACTTTACCAATAAGTTCAAATAAGAAATCTCCAACGAGATTGCGAAGATTTTTTATTATATCTTTAAATATGCATAGAATGTTGTCAATAATTTGTCCAATTATTGTATTCTTAAATTGTTTGGCAAGAGTCGGAAATAGATTATCAATCAGTTCTTGAATTCCTGTCCTAATTTTGTCTAGTAACCAGTTGCGAAGATTTTGCATCAATCCCTTCATAACAGCACCAATTATTGATGCCGTATTTCTAACTAAATTTGTAACCCTGTATATTTCATTAAATGAACTATTAATATAGGTGTCTCCAAATTTTCTTATTGCTTTAAGATCATTGAAAAATTTTAATAATGCAGTATTAATTTTGGATAGATCACTTTTCCCACATGGATCTGGTAAATCTACTGGGGAGTTTAAAAGACTAAGTGCTTTTTGATATGCCTCAGTCTTTCTGAATGTTGTGCAGTCAGGAGCTTCTGGAAGACTCCATGATTTGCCTATAGTTTCTCTTGCCAAACAATTAGCAGAATCATTATCGGATGCAAGTTCTTTTAATTTTTCATCTAGTTCTGCTAATTTGTTGAGTTCATTATTATATTCTGCTTTTAGTTCATCACTCCACTGAGCATAGGCAGTTCCTTCATTATCTTTTATTAACTTATTAACAACATCTACTTGAGCATTAATTGCATTTACACTCCTAAGTGCTTCTTGACTCAACTCTTTGGGATTGGATATTTCTATTTTTTCTTTTCGTGCAACTGCCTGTTGATCTGCTGTTGGTATTGACATCTATGATTTTACCTCCTTATGCTCGTATTTATAGTCCATGTAGTAATGAAAGTCATGCTACGTCGTTGGGATTAACTGGTGCAAATGCTGGTGCCACAATAGGTGGTTCTGGTGCCGGAGGTGGTGGTGGACTCTGTGTTCCTTTCTTAATGTCTTCTATGGATGGAACAGCAGGTGCTTTTGGTTTTGGTCCACCACTCAACATTGTTGCTGGTGCAATGAAACTAGAAAATCTAGAAGTATCTCTGAATTGTGTCGTGCCATTTTCTGATGCTTTTATCTTTGCCCCCGATACTTCATTTTTTCCCAATACCTGCATGATGACTGGAAGTTGCTCATCTTCATCAAGATAAAATCCTATAACCCATTCACCACCTGATAGTCCGGTTGATGCTCCATTACGATTTCCAGCAGAAGTTGATTGAGATACAATAGCCCATGGCAAATCCTTATCAAGAATTTCAGGTCCTTTGGAATGTTTTCCTGGTATTCTAACTTTTACTCTATTGTTATGTGCATCACTCCATGTTCCATTTTGAAGATATTCAGTCCAATTAGGTGGGACTTGTCCTAGGAAAAAACCGTCTGGTAATGTTGCGCTTTTCATGATTTATTTTTCTCCGTATATAGACCGTAACTATCACGAGCCAGTGTTAATGATGTAATAGACCTTGTTGGTTCATAATGATGGCATAAATCAACTATTAAGTATTTACCACTTTGAACAGGGTCCATAGATCCTTGTTCTATTTTAGATTGTGTAATCATTTCAAATTCACATCTAATTGTATCTCCTGCCCTTAGATTCGGGTTGCAGGGAACTTGAATATCAACTAATTGACTGAATAATATATTATATCTCATTGCTGCCTGCGCCTGATAATCGTTGGGATCATTATTATCACCACCTTTAACAGTTGGTTCAAGTGTGCCGATATCTAAAATATTATAATTTGTTTTAGTATATGCATTCACATCAGGTGCTTCTGCGGATTTACCTAATGATTTTACTAATTTGCCATCAGTAAATTGATATGTATTCTCTGTTTCTTCAAAAGTTTTTGGATTAAAATAAATGTTTCTAGAAAAGAAAACTCCTGCATTTAAAGCATTCAGAACATTTTGATTTTTTCTGACAATGCATGATAAAATTTTAAAATCGTTTTCAGGACTATTCATATTTTCTCGCAACACTTCTGATCTATAATATCTCGCAGATACTGATTTAGAAACTAAACTATCAATTGATTTGAAATTAAATCCATCCTGTGTTTCAAAGAAAAGGAACCCGGCACTATCTTTTGCGGCAGTAGATTTTGATCCGAGATTGCAACATATTTCAAAAACAGATTTACTATTTCCGATAAAACTATATGCATTTGCAGTATTCTGGATATGATTAATTTTGACTCTATCACTTTTACCTGTTAAAAATTGATTAATAAGGGTTTTAACAGAGTCGCCAATATTACCCTGGTATTTTCTCATTACAGTGGATTCTGAATTGAGTTTTGCTCCCTCAGAAAAAAGACTCAGCATAATTGATTCTCTCTGAGAATTTTGATCTGGATTTACTGCAGCATTCACAAATAATGGTTTTCTAGAAAAATCTAGTAGACCTAATGTAGAACGAATTTTAAATTTTAATTCTTCTCTCCCAGTAATAGGAAGTGCATTATAAATTGAACCTAATCTTTCCTGCTTATCATAATCTTTTGTATATGCTACTGAACCGCCAGTATCCACAACTGCCATTGTTGCACTTACATTAGGTGATAATATACTTTCATAATAATCAAAGGCAACTGTTTTTCCCTCCAAACGAACTTCTGTTCCTTTCTTGGAGATGACCATGATTTCATATTTTGATGCTGCAGATGCCTTTGACATATTAAATTATGCTGTTACTGGGATTGGAATATATTGTATATTATTTACACGTTGAATGAAGATGGTTTCTCCTCCTTCATCATCCATTGGTTGATTAATTAAACTCGTCATCATATCTTTTTTAGAATTTTCAATAGATCTAAAAACTCTTCCGCCACTTGCCTTTTCTCTGGTGTCAAGAGATTTGGGAGCAGATCTTGGTGCTCCAAAAAATTGTGGATATGCTTTATGAGGACTTAAGTGTCCACCTTGACCCCTTTTATATACTTCAAAATGTAAATGTGTTTCATCAATATTACCAGTCACATTTGTCATATCAACTAACTCACCAATTTTTTGACCTGCTTTTACAGAATCTCCAATTGATACCATGGGAGTCATATGAAGATATCTCTGATCATACCCATCGTTTCCTTTTATCATCATTCCGGACATATATTTTTTTCCGGCAAGATACTTATCACCTATAACTTTTCCACCTACCATTGCAACAACATCTATATTTGCTTTAGATCCAAATGGTGGAGATTCTGTTAGATCAATTCCGGCATGACCACCATAAGATCTCCCTGCACCATAATATTGCCCAGACTCTCCACTGAACTGTCCATTAGGTAAAGGAAAATAATAATGCCCTTTTTTCATTTCTAAGGGAACATCTGGTTTGTCTTCAGTAACTGTGTCTGGTTTAACACCAGATTTAGTTTGTTCATATCTTTGTCTTTGCTCCTTAGTAAATTTCATTTCCTGAAATTCGTCAGTAGTCTGATTAAGAACTCCTTCTTTACCACCTTTTTCTGCAAGAACTTTTTTATCAGCTATAAGAGCATTTCCTGCAGTTCCTTCTCCACCCATTGCTTTATCAATTTTATTAATTAATTCACCAAAACCATTGTAAATATTTTCTACATCTTTAAGTTTGCCACTTTCCAAATTTCCCAAATCATCAAATTTAGCAAAATCATCAAAGGCACCCTTTTCTGATTCTGGACCGGTGATAGAATCAAAAAATCCAACAGCAGCATCTTTTATACCACTGAGAAAGTTTCCAATGGTGTCAAAAAGTTCTTTATTGTCTTCCATGAACTTTTTGCCTTTGTCTATAAGACCCTTTGTGGCATTGATAAGAATACCACCAAGTAATAATCCACCAAAGGCAAATAATTTATTAAAAATACTCAACGGAGATTTTGCCAAACCCGATAAAATATTTTTTGATCCAGAGGTTGATTTTTTTGACTCTAACTCTTTTTCTTTTTCTCGTTTCTTTTCAATACTTGCTTTCTTTTTCTTTCTTTCTACTCTTTTTACTCTCAACTTTTCTTGATTTTTGTTTCCCTTTTTAAGAGAATCTCTAAGATTGGTTGCATTTTCTTTGAGTTTTTTAGAAATCTCACCACCTTTTCTTTTTACACCGCCAACTTTCTTTTTGAAAAATTTTGCTCCTTTTACAACTTGCCTACCACCTTGTCTTGCGACTCTAGCACCACCGCGAGCAAGACTGGCACTACCGCGAGCAAGACTGGCACCACCCTTTGCAAAAAACTTACCCGAAGAAACTGCTGCCTTAGCACCAACTTTTGCTCCTACGACAGCTGCTTTTGCCGTCCCCACAACTAGTGCTTTTCCTATTCCTGCTCCTAATAAAGGTAAAGGCATGATACTACACCATTATACCGTAAATTCCAGAACTCACACTTCTATAACCATCTAAAGAATTAGAACTGGAAATTTTGGGTGCCTTGGTTGCCGGACCTCTTGGCATTTTAATCTCTGGTTTTGGTCCTTCAATTGTTTGTGGTGGCAACTCTACAATTCTCGTCCTACCTTTTTTTCCAGATGCAAGCATTTGATATATTTTTTCTGTTCTCATATTATTAATTACAGAACCATCAACATTTGGAGTAAAGATTTCTGGTCCAGCTTCTCCCACGAGATATGGAGTTTTTGCTGTTACAGGACCACCCATTGCTCTTCCTTCTATCCCACCGGGAGCGATTATAGATTGAATTTTTGGAATGTATGATTCTTCAACTTCTGCTTTAACTTTTGCTTGTGCGGCACTTTTATTAGATCCAGTTCCACTTCCCATTGCTCCCACGGTTCCAGGTTTATCTCCCAACTTTGTATAATCTATTTCTCCTTGTTTTGTTTTTACTTCGGAATCCATAGTCTTTCTTAATTCTTTCAATTTATCTCTTTTTCCCGAAACTTCTTTAAATACTTTTTCTTGTTCCTCATTTCTACCACCTATACTACTGGATCTACGATTCCCTTGACGACTTCTGTTTTTACTCACACCTGCCGAAGTCATACCAGCATCTTCTAATTGCTGATTTAATTGATCGTATGCTTTAGTAAAATTTTCGCCTCCATCTGCTAAATTTCTAATCCCATCTACTAGGAATTTTCCAGCTTTATAAGCTACTACGCCAGCAGCAATTGCCGCCAAAACTTTTAATACAATAGGAGAAGCTAAAAATGCAAGAACACCTCCTAATGCTGTAAGAGCACTTACTACTTTTACTATTATTCCGGCAGCAACTACGGTCAATAATATATTTCGCAGCAACTTCCAGTTTTGCTTTAAAATATTAAAGAACTTAGTTATTTTTTCCCGATTTTTTGGATCTTTGAACCACTCAAAAGCAGCATTAAGTGCTATACCTTTACCAAGAATTCCTATGAATGCTAGTAGTTTTTGGAAGATATTTCCAATCGGAGAAACAACTTTCTTGGTTGCGGTTTTAACTGTGGAGACCATGGCTTTTGCAGATTTTTCTAGAGCACTTTCTTCTCTCTTAAATCTTTCCTTAGATGTTGCTTCCTTATCCTCTGCTACCTCTTGTTTATCCTCTGCCACTCTCATGGCAAAGTCATAAGCAAGTTGCTTCTGAATCTCTACAAGAATTCTATTGGTTTCTGTCAGTGTTGTATTTAACTTTGCCTTTTCTTTTTCTTCGGTGCTTCCGGGTAATTTTTCTCCTATATTACTTTTTTGATTTTGAATTATATTTTTGAGTCTTGTAATTTTTTCAGCGTTTGTTTCGGTTTTTTTTATATTACCTGTTATATTCTCAGGGTTTAATGTAATTCTTTTTTCTATTTCAAGAAATTTTGCAGATATTCCAGTAATACTTTTTTCAACTTCATTTACTTTAAGACGAGTGGTTCTTAAAATTCTTGCAAGTTTTCCAATACTACTTTCCCCACCTAAAGCAGCACCTTCTTCTTTTCCGAACACTGCCGATGAGATATTCGTGACATTTAGTTTTGGTGTTTGTTGCCCTAAGTTAGTTTCCACTATTTTGTTGTGCCTTTAGATTTTCTTCTTCAATATATTGCTGAAGTAGTGTTAGATAGATATCCTTCTCCCAAGGAATCATATTTTCAATCTCTGTTAAAGAGTATTTATGATGCTGAATCAAAGCAAAATTTATCTTAAAGTATGACTCAAGATTCGTATGAGACATACCTAACTGAAAAAAGATGCTAATCCCTCAAGAACTACTTCAGATTCAACACCAGTATTTGGATTTTTCACTGCAATCTCATGTGATAGTTTAGGCATTGTAGTAAAGAACTTTTCAATTTGCTTAAACTGTTTTGTATTCATTTGCTCTACAAACTCACTGAGTTCTTTCTGAGAGCAGTCTTTTGCTTCCCAACTTTCTTCTTGATTATAGACCATTTCAATACATGAAGTAATCATTGAAAGGGATTGGGAGATATCATTATTTGTCTGCCCGGTGTCAAAATTATTTTCAATAAACTGATCCAGTGATGGATACTTAAGTTTCATTGAAAGTTCGTCATCAAGTTTAACGATGTTCTTATGTCCTCTGGTCTTTTTAACTTTGATGTCATCAATATTGATAGACATCTCAACCTGAGTTTCATTATCATCAGGACAAGTCACATTGACTTCTACAGTCTCACCAACAGACTTTGCACGAATATTCAAAAACAAATATTCCATATCAAAAGTTGCCAAAGATTCTACCTTGATATCTTTTGCAAGAAGACAATCACTAATAATTTGAATGATTGCACTGGTAATCTGATTCATGTCCTCAGATTCCATTGCCATAATAAGAATTTTTTCTTCTCTTACAAGGAAGGGTCTATATTTAATCTTCTTTCCGGTAGAAGGCAACACCAACTCATAGGTCGGTGTATTAATCTTGGGTAAAGGCATGGTAATTGTAATAACACTTCAGTAATTTTATTTATAGGCAATTTAAAAGAATAAATCGGGGCGATTTTTAAATTTTTCTCTATCTGCCTGATTTTTTCGCATCTGTTTATATGGATCAACATATCCTGTTCTAGTGCTTTCTGTTGATGCTGCATCTAGTCCTCGTTGTTGTTCTGGTGTTATTGCCGGTGCTTGATGTGGCGTTACTTGTAATGATGTCACCTGTGCGCCGGATTCAGGTTTTCTTTCTAATACTTTCTTTGATGGAATATCAATATTTTGAAATCCTAATCTGGTTGGATCATAATCAAAGGGGATTCCGCGTGGATCGTTAAGTAAACTATTTCTATTATCCTTAAAGTATTCATCGGCAGCTGCTGATCCAGTTGACGGAAGAGTGGTGGAAGTAGCAGTTGTATCATTTGACACACGAGCAATATCATTAAATCCACTTGTGTTTGATTTTCTAATAGATCCTCTGGGATTCACAATGTATCGGTCATATGTAAATTGAACAGAAACTTTTAGTAAATCTGCCGCACCATACGATACAGGAATTGCGGTGACTAATTTTGGAAACGCATTAATAAATTGATAATCTATTTGAGAGTTGAAATCTCTTTCAAACTTTGAGATGAACATCGTCTGAACTTTATAAGTATCAGGATATCTCATCCTTCTATAATAGTCCTCATTCAATTCCGATATTTCTGCTTCTGATCCCCCGGCAATGTAGTCCATCCATGATTCAAATATTTTTAGGTTGACATAATTCGTATCAACATAGAATGTAAAGTCAATATCAGTATATAAACGAGTATGAGCAAACTCCTGAGGAATACCCATGAAATTATCTCGTACTTCACCAGTTGCAAATGAACTCGTTGGCAATGATGCCTCAGAGCAAAGGAGACCAGTTTTTCTAGATAAAAAATTTCTTACATCTTCTTGAAAACCAATTCTCTTTTGAATATAACTCATCAGAGTGGAATTCAATGTAGAAAAACTTACCATATAATGATTTGTCTGAGAAAGGTCACCGACCAATTCTCTCATATCCTTCATCGCAAACTTTTTAACTATCCTATTTGCCACTCTAAATACCTTTCAGGAGTATTACATTATTAAGTATTTAGATGTCTTATAAGGGAAAATATCGTCCATCATATCCAGAAAAATATAGAGGTGATTATACTAATATTGTTTATAGGTCTTTGTGGGAATTAAAGTTTATGAAATATTGTGATTCTAATGAGAATATATTAGAATGGGGAAGTGAAGAGATTGTGTTGCCATATGTTTCGCCCATTGATAATAGATATCACAGATACTTTCCAGACTTCTATATCAAGGTTAAAGAAAGAGGTGGTAAGATTAAAAAATACGTGATTGAAATCAAACCTAAAAAACAATGCATTGAACCCAAAGTTCAGAAAAGAAAAACTAAGGGTTATGTCTATGAAGTTTGCGAGTATGCCAAGAATCAGGCAAAGTGGAAAGCAGCAAAAGAATTCTGTGAAGATAGACAATGGGAGTTCAAAGTTCTAACAGAGGATGAGTTGGGTATCAGATGAATCGTATAGAAAGGATTAAAGATAAGATTATCGGAATGACTGATCCAGAAGACAAAATGATGGAAATCATGAGTGCTCTGAATAGAACAGTGACTCCTGTTCCTGATCCGGGCGGTTATTATACTTTTGTTTATAATGCAAAGACACCTAACATTGAATATGATCAACATCCACTTATTGCCTGCACCGGAGTTTATCAGTGGGGATTCGTAGGCATTAACATGCACTGGAAACAATCTAGAGCATATACATGGGCAGAACTTGCAGGACAACTTTATATTGTTGATATTGATGAGTTTGATGATTTGAAAAATATTAATTATGCGAAATTCGTGACTAAATAAATATGGAAACGAAAATAGTCATGTAATGGCAGCCGTAAAATTTAATCGTAGTGGTAGAGGTCGCAATAAACAAGTTCTGAGATATCCACTGAAGATGTTTACGGATGGGACCGATTACCTTCAGATTGATATGTTGGATTATGCTCCTGTGGCTCGGGCCGATGGGCAAGAAGCGGTTATGGGAACTAGAGAAGTATTTTTGGGACCTTTTATAAATCCAGAAAAAGCAATTAGAAAAGAAACATACGATACTGGCGCAAACAGAACTAAGTATAGTAGTTATGCCAAGGATACTAGATCAGGATTTAGAAGAAATGGCAATAAGCAACCATTAGGAACTATTCTACTTCCAATACCTTCAAATATTCAAGATGGCAATTCAGTAAATTATACTGATGACAGCATGAATTCATTAATTGGTGCTGGTTTGGGTTCGGTAGAGGGAATAATGAAAGGTGTGGCTCCAGCAGTACTCAGAGGAGACTTTGGAACAGCAGGAAAAGTATTTGTAGAACAAGCTAGAGGTGGATTGGAAGCAAGTGGAATTGATCTTCAGAACGCTCAAGATATAGCGACAAAATATTTTGCCTCCCAAGCTGTCAACCTTTTTGGTGCTAATGTTTCTATTAATCAATTATTGGCAAGAGAAAGTGGTCAGGTCTTTAACCCAAACATGGAGTTACTTTTCAATGGACCAACACTGAGAAATTTTAATTTTACCTTTAAGATGATGCCAAGAAGTTCAAGTGAAGCAGAAGAGATAAAACATATAATTAGATTTTTCAAAAGAGGCATGGCTCCTAAAGCAGGTTCTGGAAATTTATTCTTAAAAACACCAAATGTTTTTGAATTAAGATATCGACAAGGAAATGGAGAACATCAGTTCTTACATAGATTTAAACAGTGTTTCCTGGAAAATATTTCTGTAAATTACACTGGTGAAGGTGTATATTCAACTTATGATGATGGAACACCAGTTTCTATGGAGATGACTTTAGCATTTAAAGAACTCGCACCAATTTATGATATTGATTATGATGATAATTATACAAGTGACGCCATGGGCGATGATATTACATTAGCTCCAGGAGGAGTAGGATACTAAAATGGGATACTTCAGAGAACTACCAGAACTAGACTATCAGTCATTTTTATCTGATAGTGATTCATCTTCAAACTATCTAAGAGTCAAGAATCTCTTCAGGAGATGCAAACTTCGTGATGACTTGCAGAGTGTCTTTACTATCTTCAATAAGTATGAGATTGTAGAAGGTGCAAGACCCGATACTGTGGCAGAAGAATTATATGGTGATGCAGAACTTGATTGGGTTGTTCTGATGACTGCCGGTATTATTAATGTTAGAAATGAATGGCCACTCTCGGATAGACAGATTTATAATTATTCATTAGAGATTTATGGTACTCAATTAAATGATGTGCATCACTATGAAACTAGAGAAGTAAAAGATGCTAATGGTAGATTGATTTTACCTAAAGGTAAGGTTGTTGATTCTACTTTTAAAATTCCAAATCCTGACTTTTATATCGAAACAATATCTCCAATCAATGGAATATCTAACTATGAATATGAAGTCAGAAAGAATGATGCCAAGAGATCAATTTATCTTCTAAAAGAATCATATCTACAACAATTCCTTAATGATATGCGTGAAGAAATGATTTACTCTAGATCATCTGAGTATGTGAATGAGAATCTGATAAGAACAGAAAATACTAGAGTCACCTCATCATAAAAAAAGAGGTCCGAAGACCTCTTGTAATTATTCTGCTAGTTTAGCAAAGTAAGATAGCGTATCATCATCTTCTTCAATCGAAGCAGATGAAGTAGTTGGTTTTAGACTGTTAAGTTCATCCTGAAGATTTTCTGGAAGTGAAGAAGGTACAGGACCGCGACCTTCACTTTCATCCTCAAGTTCTTCGTCTGTGGAATTGCGAATTGAGTTGCCTAGAACATATCCAAGACGCTTCTTCAAGTCTTCATAAGATTTGAATTGATCGGCACCGACGAATTCTGCAAGAGAATATTCTTTCTTCCAGATTCCTTCCATCGCATCATCGTCGTCTAGGAGAGCATCCTGACGGGCAAACTCAGAAGAGTCATAATTACGATAACCGGCAACGTTCTTTGCCTTCAACTTGAAGTTAGCACCCTGCCAGAAGTCAAATGGATCAATTGCTTCCTCATCTTCAAACTCGGGTTGCATTGCAGCAGTGAGTTTGTCAAAGATTTTCTTACCGAATTTGTAGAGCATGACCCTACCTTCATTATCAGGATTAGCAGGATCCTTGACAACATAGATGTTTGCAACATAAGTCAGTTTACGCTTCTGCTTACGTGCGGTTTCTTTACCTGCATCTGTGCCATTGTTCCACAGAGAAGTATTGTATTCTGACACAGGGTCTTTCTGACCCAGAGTAGTCAGAGAGTTCTCAATATACCATCCACCAGGACCTTGGAAGGCATGGGAGTATAGTTTTACAAATGGAAGGTCTTCACCTTCAGGAGCAGGCAGGAAACGAATAACGGCATAACCATTGCCGCCTTTATCACACTCTAGTTTCCATAGGCGTTCATCACCTGAACTACCTGCATTATTCATTTTTTCGACTTCTTTGACTAGTTTGGCAGTCAAAGAACCCAGTTTGGATTGCTTTTTAAGGTCTGCGAAAGACATTTGGATTACCTCGGATTGGGTTGGATTGATTGGATTTACTTGGATATTATAGCAAAAATTTTGCAGTCAGTCAACATTTAATTTCAGATTTTTAATTGTCTGAGTCATGGTTTCAAAAAATGTATTGACATTTGTATTGGGCGGGAATCCCATTAAGATAAGTGACTTCTGCAATTCTTCTTTCATTCTAATCGCTTGTGGATCATCAGAAAGAGACACTCTTGTATACATCAGTTGTTGTTTTTCCAACAATGATGTCATTTTCTCAATGTGTTCGTTTTTTTGTTGCGTAGTTAGAATCGGAAAAGATGATAATTCTTCAAATATTTCACTTTGCAATTCATTAATAATTTCTAGTTCTTCCCGAACAATTTCAGAGTTAAAAAAACTCATGTTACTCTTCTCCTTCTTCTACTTTCTCTTCTTGTTCTTCTTGTTCTTCACTTTGTTCTTCTTGAACTTTACTATTTTCAATTTGCATTAAGACATCAATAGCACCCATTAATTTTAAGCGGGTGTTAGATAAAACAGTTAATTCTTCATTTGTTTGAACAAGTTGTTCCTGCAAACGAGCAAGAACTTCATCATTTTTAAGAGCCATTACCAAGAATCTCCTTTATTATTTTTTTATGGTTGAACACATTAATATTTAGAAAGGGAGTATATTTTTTTATTTTTAAATTGACGGATTCCCACACCGGATCATTTAACTTCTTATCGAAATTTTTTGAAAAATGGAAGATGATTTCGTAGATTGTTAAAGTTTCTAGAGAGATGTTCCCTCCTAGAAATTTTTTTAGGATTTTGGGATGTCCCCTGGAGCAATCGAATAGACTCTCCAAGTCGTTCTCCGATAGTAATTCGTTGCTTTGTTCTTTGAATAAGTAAGTCAAACTCTGCTGACGTTTCATCCAATCGGCGTACTTTCTTTCGCCAGAATTGATAATTTCTCCAATCCATAGGTTTTGTGGGTTGTCGGTGGAAACAAAATTAGATACAAGGAAATTAACGATTTCTTTATTAGAATACTTTCGGGAAGTTTTTTCAAACCAATACTTATCCTTCCTTTTATTAAATGATGCCATTGACGCACGGGTCTTGGCACCATACTTAAAGAAATCATATTTTGGATTTGTAAAATGATTCTTTAATGAAAGATAATGCTGGTATGTTTCAAACGGAGTCACTTTCAACATCATCTACTCTTTCAAATTCTTCAATCATATTAACAGGAACACTGTGCTTATTGGCAATTAGATACCAGTGTGTTCCTTCACCGGGACCAATATATTTGATCTCGGTTTTGGGAATATTATGTTCCCTTATTGCTGCCTGCATCTTAAGATGTAGGAGTTCATCATGAGAAATCATAGCGGAAGTTTTGCCCTTGAAGTTTTTTTCATGAAATTAAGATTAATAGCATCATACTTTAATCTTTCTTTCAGTGGTTTTGAAATTAATTTTGTTACTGAGTCTACCTCAATATTATTAATTTCGCAATAGTAGCAAATGGCATCAATATAATTCATACCTTCCTTTGCTACTATGGTTTCTATCTCCATAGAAAACTTAGATGGTGTCAGAAATTTGTTTTCTAACGCTTTCTCTAGTTCTTTATTCGGTTCCATAGAGTTCCAATTTATCTGTAACAAACTTTCTAATGTATTCGGTAAGAAGTTTGATGTACTTTGATTTGTCTCGTTCTTCGTAGACGACGCATTCTCCATTTTCACAAGCCATAATGATTACAAATTTTTTGACCGGAATACCAGTCATTTCATACAGCATACATGCATATGCCGCACATTGGACAAAATAGTTTTCGATCCAATTTCTTGGTTTCGGTTTCTTAGAAGTCTTGAAGTCAATTATTGCTAACTCACCATCATATTCTGCAATACAATCGACCGTTCCCGCAATTCCTAACTGCTTACTATATAGGGAAGTTTCCAGAGCATGAATATTATCAATATTCTTTAAAGTTCCCTTAGAAATCTTAAATAGAAACTCGGAAATAGGACGAACTTTAGGAAGATTTTCATTTTTGAGATGATATTCTACCAAAGTATGCATATCCGTTCCACGACCAGTTGCAGCCTTTGTGACACGATTTGCTTCTTCATCACCAACCTTTTTTCGCCACTTAACAAAAATCTCTTTATTAAAATGACTGGTTACAGAAGTGATGGAAACTAGTTTTAAGAGTTCTTCTTCATGAGGAACAGAATAGTATCGGACTCCATCAATAGTCTCCCTCTCAAGTTGAGGGAGACTCAAATCAACATGATTAAACATTACAAACCTGCTTCTATTTTTGCGACGATGTATTCTCGAACTAAACCTGAACGAACAATGTCTTCTATTTGAAATTCAATAACATCAAAAGAAGGCATCTTTCTCAAAATACTCATAAAATCCATAATACCATTACGATCATTGGTTTTTGTCAAATCTGATTGTCTGGCATCACCACAGAAACAAATTTTACTGTTTTCACCAATACGAGTAATTATACTATCAAGTTCATGAAAATTCAAGTTTTGGAATTCATCAACGATAATGATTGCATTATCAAGAGTTGTTCCTCTTAGGAAAGAAGTGCTCCAAAATTTGATGGTCTCCTGTGCTTTGAGATTACCATACAGCATTTCAAAATCTACATCAGATGTCATCTGGAACATATACTTCACCATAGATTTGTATGGAATCTGATAAAGAGAAGACTTGTCTTCATGATCTCCCGGCAGAAATCCAATCTCGCGAGTGGCAATTAAAGATCTGACGATATACACATTTTCATATGGAGTATTCTCGTCCAGAACATCTTTCAATGCATTATAGAGAGTAATAAAAGTCTTACCTGTGCCTGCACATCCATATGCGACTAAATGTTTGTCGTCATTATATGAATCAAACAGTCTTTGTTGATTTTCAGTAAGAGGTTTGATATCAACCAAATAATTGGCACTCAAAGGTTTCTTCTTTTTCATTCTCATTGAAGTCATACCTACTCCAATAGATTCTTCTGAAGTCTTTTTTCTTCTAGACATACTAAATCTTCTTTACTCTTGATCCGGGTGCTTTGGATGCTTTTGCAAGGACATCATTCCATCCGGGATTTTTAGCAACCAATTTATCTTTCCATTCACCAACCTCTCCTGCACCAGGACATGTTGATGGGTCAGACCAATCTCTTTTCCAATCAGGGTTATCATCACACCATTGAGGCCAGTCATGAACACTCAGAACTACTTCTTTTTGTTCACCTGATTCTTTGTTAACTACAGGATATGTTGCCATTGTTAAAAATTCAATATAAAAATATTTAGACCCATTCAAGGGATTCAGAAACAGCAGGAAACTGTTCAATAAAGATTTCTCTACATGCTTCTGCGATGTCCATATGCTCCTTCTGAGTGCCGTGTGCGGACCTCAGAGAGATGTAATGTATCCATGAACGACATGAACCAGTCATATAAATTTTGGTCCCTACACACAATGGAAGTACATTTCTTGCACATTCCTTTGCAACTCCAGATGCAAGCATCTGTTGATAAAGTGCCATGGATGAATCAAACAGAGTTTGCATCTGAAGTTCTAATTTCTGGACTATAAAAGGATCTAAGTCATCAATAGAGTTTTGACGATTCTTATCATCTTGACGACGTAGTTCTGGCAAAGCAATTTTCTCTGATAGCATTGAAGAATCAGCATATCGTTGTGAAAATTCCTGATATGTGAAACTACGATGCCTTAAAATCTGAGCTGCGATTGCACGAGTAGTCTCAATCTCCAGAGTCATTGTAGATTGCTCAAATACCGACCAATGATTATGTTTGATGCAGTATTTCAGAAGACCAGAATACTTTTCATTGTTCTGATTTGATGGATTAGAGACCCTAGCAATATATGCCATGGTCTGTTCTGCATCAGGAGTGACACTTATAAGTTTAACATTCATTTTTCACCAAATCCTTTAGGTTTTGTTCTTGGAGTTCTTTTTACTGATAGTTCCAGTTGGTCAAGTTGCTCTTGCATGTATTTAAGCTCATCACTATTATACAAATGATCTTGAGAAATTGCACTTCTAAGATTTTTAATCAATTGCTTAGTTTTCATCAATCATCCTCAAAAACTTCGTCATAGTCCATGATATAGTTAGAAGCTGGGTCATCAAAGTTTTCCTGTTTGGAAACACATAACTCTCTGTCAGAATATACTTCGGATTTTAGAGCATCGACTAACAATTCTAAATTCCGGACAATTAGTTTTAATCTATCCTTTTCCATAAAATTGTATATGATTATAGGTATTTTACATAAAAAAGGGGGGTTAGTCAACCCCCCTAACAATTTTAACGTAAGTGACTCACTTATTGTAGATATGACCACGATAACAGAATGTACCGTGCATTTCTCTTGATTCTACACAACGAGTATCATACTCAACACCACGATATGAGGTGTGAGAAATTTGTGCGTCATGCAGTGCAGATGCTTTATTGATCTGCTTTTTAATCATTTGAAGTGTGTTCATTTGTTTACTCCTAAAGTAGTTGGATTTTTAGGTCCGTTCCTTTAGTCGTTTGCGTCCCAATAGCAATCAGGAGATGACTCCTTCATAACCTCAATTAACTCAATCCTAACTTCATTGTTAAGATTTTCATTATTCTTCATCCTCAGCATAATTGCATCGGCATCGGAACAACTAAGTGATGAGTATAAAAGAAATTCAATCATGGGATGAACGCTCCGTTCCGCGACTTACTTGCGTCTCACTCAATGTGAGATGAACGACAGGTCTATTATAGACCCTCTTTAATATATAGTCAAGTAATTTTTAAAAATCCCTACAGGTCAAAATTTTGCCGGGATTTTTTTTTCGACTATTTTTGGAATTATTTTCGTTTTTTGGTTGGTGGTGGTGGTTCATATCCCCAACTCTTTGGATTGACCCCACCATATCCAAAATCAATCTTCTGAACGGCACCTTTGCCATACTTATCATAGTACATATCAAAAAGTCTAGAGTCTTTTCCACAACGGGTAAGATCTATACACGTTACTCCATCAACAACATACCAAATCAATTTGGCATCAGTAGGAAAACTCTTGTCTTTTGCCTTTTCAATAGTAGTTTTTTCTAAAAGAATCTGACATCCATAATCAGATTCTTTAATTGAAATCATTTCTTGTCCTGCCTCTGGCGTTGTTTGTTTTTCTTCTACTGCTGTTGTCATGTGCGATCACCCCAAATAATATCAGAATATGCTGCCGAAACAACATCTTTTGTAATCTTATACTTAGTTTCTAGTTGTTTATCTTTAACAAGAGTTAAAATTTCTGCTTCAAGTGGATGTAGTCCTTGAAGAATATTAATGAACATTGTTTCACGACGAATTGCATTAATTCCGCTATTGCCACCTTTAACAAAGTGATAGAAGTGCTTTGATTCTCTACGAATAGTTGTGTGCCCCTGTTTATCACTAATACCTAGAGAGAAATTTCCAGATTCATACATTGTACGAATGTCATGGTCAATTTTAGTTGTTAGAGTTCCGGAATAAGTGTTTTGCTGATCATATCCAACATAAGGAACAGGTCCATCAGGAAGAATAGAGACGATGGATTCATCAAAGTTCCAGACAAAGAGTCTTCTTAGTGAAGGATCATTATACTTCTTCAATACTTCAATCTTTTTTGCCTTTGTTCTTGAACGAGATACCAAGTCAAAAACTTCAAATGCTAGTGGATTTCTTGGAAGATTATCCACCACAAATGAAGTTGTCTTCTTTTTAGTGGTTGTCTTTGCCTTAGTCGTTGTTGTCATCTTCTTCGCTGTCGTCATGATAGTTTTCAAAATTAAATGCTATGACCTCATCTGGAATCAGGTTGCCCTGTTCATCAAACATTTCGGGGTGAGGTCTGGGTACTTCCCGATAGTTCATCATATATTCTCTAGCAGTCCAACCAATTACGAGTCCTAGTATTAGAAACAAAACGGTCAGAAATGAACCAAAGACTAAACTTACTGCTAACATAGATCTTACCTCAGGACTAATTTTTTCGTTTAGACTTTTTCTTCTCCTGTTTAGTATAAACTCAATACCACGATTAACTTGATGAGTGTCTTTATTTAGTGGAGAATCAGATGACGTTGTTTTCTCGGAGGAATTTAATGGTGTCAACACAACCTCCTAATTTTTTATCATCACATAAAACCTGTGGAAAGGTAGAGTTTTCTTCAAACTTATCAAAAAATAATTCCCGATCAAAATCTTCTCCTAGAGTATAGACCACAAATTCACTTTTTGTCAACTCTAAAACTTTTTTAATTTTCTCGCAGTATGGGCAATTGTTTTTAGAAAATACCGTGAAATTCATACGTCTATAAGGGATTGCAAATTAATTTATAAGATAAGAAAGGGGGGGAGAAGTTCTTTCCCCCCCCTACTTAGTATATCACCAACTCACCTTTCCCACCACAGAAAGGGTCTTCAGTCTCAAAATTACGAAGATGCTGAAGACTTACATATTGTACACCATCTTTGATTTTACGTCAAATCAGAGTGCATTCAGTGCATTCTGTGCTTCGGTTGCTTTTGCTGCTGCTGCAGTATTCTTAGCTGCTGCGGTGTCAGTATCACCACTCATTGTTGCCTCCATTGCTGCCTGACGAAGAACTGATTCTTCATCAAGAGGAGTTTTGACAGAATTAAATTGCGTTTCAGTCAGTTCCATAACAGCTTTCTTAGAACCTACATTAATAGTAGAAATCGTAGTGCTATCAGGAACTTCAGAAAGGCAGACATCAACACCATCAGAGTCGTGCATCCAGACCTTTACTCCAAGACCAGGATAGTCTGCTTCGGGGTGATGTTGTTCTACATATGTACCGGGATCGGTTAACCAAGAACCATTTTTCTTCCAATAGTGCTTTAGATATTTTGCCATTTTTATAAGATAACTTTCAAATATTTATACCATTGATAATCATCATATCAAGTTTAGAATTCTTGTAAAACTCTTGTGCGTCCTCTTCGGTTTCTAATATAGGTTGTCCGTTTCCATTTAAACTTGTATTCAGTAGAACAGGCACACCAGTTAGTTCTCCAAATGCTTTGATAATATTATAGTAGTGCTTATTAGATTTCTCTGTGACTGTCTGAAATCTAGCAGACCCATCAACGTGAGTTATGGCTGGAACTTTTTCTGGTTGCTTCACCTGTGCAGTATAAAGCATATAAGGACTGGATATAGGAAAATCAAACCAATCTTGATAGCATTCTTCTAATACAACAGGAGCAAAAGGACGGAACCATTCTCTATTCTTCACAACATGATTGATGAGTTCACGATTATGAAAGTTTCTTGGGTCAGCAAGAATAGAACGATTACCTAGTGCTCTTGGACCAAACTCTGATTTGCCTTGAAACCAACCAATGATTTTACCATCGGCAATTTGTCTTGCTATGTAATTATAGTCCGGTGTCTGACTTGGATGATCTCTTCCGGTATAACAGATGTCTTGTGGTTCATAATCATACCTTGCCTCTCCAAGAATATGATGAGCAACATAAAGTGCAGAACCAACTGCCGTTCCATCATCACCACATGCCGGAAAGTGATGAAACTGTTTAAATTTAGATTTTCTTACGACCTCTGAGTTAGCATTACAATTTAAAAATGATCCTCCGGAGAGACAAAGGTTATCGGACTCCTGATCTATATCATTTAAGACACTCAATACTTTATCCTCAAACAAATTCTGAACGGATGCTGCCACATTCATCTTATGTTTGATATCATCAGTATAAGATTGATAATCAAAATCAAATGGTGTTCCATATGATGAGAGACCCATTGTTGTTCCTGCCTTATGAAGTGCAGGTCCGAGTCCTAACTTCTCTGTTACTTCACCATATAATACTCCGACCATTTCTCCGGGACAATATTCGGCAAAAAGTTTCTTCCCTTTACCATATGCCACCAAAGAGTTTGCTTCCATCTTTCCCATACTACAATCCATACTGAAACAATGTGCCTCATTAAATGGACTAGTATAATATGCAGAGGCACAGTGTGCCAGATGATGAGAAATAATATAACACTTAATCTCTCTACCCTGAATAATAAAATTATCTACAAGGTATTCATTACCAAAAAATTCTTGCTTAAAATCATTGGTGGCAACACAATCAATATCATCAACTGTTAAACCACAAGAGTCCAAAGCATAATTTATAACCTCGTCTGTAAATCCTTGTTGCTTTTTAATACCAGTAATTCTTTCTGTTCCAATGGCAAACTCTAACTTACCATTCTTAACAAGGCAAACGGATCCATCATGTCCAAATTGCACTCCTAAAATGTTTGCCATAATTTAAATTACTTTGACTCCATACTCTTGAGATAACTGATTATTAATTTCGTCCATACTTGGTTGACCTTTTACCGTAGCCCAACACACTATACTATATCTTTTTCCTCTTGTCACTGGTTCTACTCCGTGCATATAATAATGACTGGAAGGGAAGCAAACCATCATACCAGGTTCAGGTCTTACACGAATATGATGTTCTGGAAAAATAAAATCTCCACCCTCAAAATCATCATTGAGATAAAAGACCATAGAGATATCTCTATCCGTAGATTTCTTCCAAATCTTTTCACCTCTTGGTGTGACCCAGATACTCTCACCATCAATATGAGGTTTGTAGTGTCCACCAATACCATAGGATAGAACCTGTGGGACTTCACTACTGGTTACCTCAATACCATAGAAAGGATTGATAACTTCTTTTACGGCATGACGAAGAAGTTCCGTAATCTTGGGATACAAATCTCCCATAGGAACAATTTGTGTGTCTCTTGTCTTCTTATCAACCTGCCATGATGTCTCACCTGTTCTATTCGTTGTCTCCGAATCAAAAACAGATAAGTCTTCACAGGGTGATTGTTTAATATGATCCACCATCTCCCGAATACCTTCAGGAGAAATTACATTCGGTCGGATCAAAATATGTGTCAGTGGATTATTAATCATATAATCAATCTTTTGTTTATTATAGCATACTATTGTGGAAGTGCATTTGCTCCTGCTGAAGTTGCTCCCAAACCATGTCTAGCAAGACTCAATGGTCCTTTAGATGGTGCCGTTGCAGTATCATTAGAGTAATCAATACGGTCTATTGTTGATTTTGGACCAGGAGCACCACCACCAAAGTAACCAAAGTCCTGATTACCTGTTGCTGCCAAATCTCTTTTAGCAACACTCAATGGACCTTTTGCTAATGCCGTTGCGGTGTCGTTAGAATAATCAATACGATCTACTGTTGATTTTGCACTAGGATAACCACCACCACCAAAGTAACCAAAGGAAGCATTACCGGTTGCTGCTAAACGATTTCTAGCAAGACTTAATGGACCTTTGACTGCTGTGGCAGTGTCATTAGAATAATCAATACGGTCTACTGTTGATTTTGAACCAGGATGAATACCACCACCAAAGTAACCAAAGTCATTATTGCCTGTTGCTGCTAAGTAATATGTTTCATCACTTAATGGTCCTTTTGCTGCTGCCGTTGCGGTGTCGTTAGAATAATCAATACGATCTATTACTGAAGTGTATCCAGAAGATACACCACCAGCAAAGTAACCGAAAGAAGAATTACCTGTTGCTGCTAAACCCCATCTAGCAACACTTAATGGTCCTTTTGCTACTGCTGTTGCAGTGTCATTAGAATAATCAATACGGTCTACTGTTGATATTATTGGAGATTCACCACCACCAAAATAACCAAAGAAAGAATTACCAGTTGCTGCTAAGTTATATCTGGCAGCAGTCAATGGTCCTTTTGCTACTGCTGTTGCAGTGTCGTTAGAGTAATCAATACGGTCTACTGTTGAACGGTCTGGACTATAACCACCACCAAAGTAACCAAAGGTTGTTGGATTAAATGACCCTGCGACTGCAGCAGCATTAGAAACGACTGATGGACCTACTATTGGACCGAATCCGTTGGCTCTGGCACTTGCTGCTACCAAACCATATAGAGCAGTATTCAATGGTCCTTTTGGTGATGCCGTTGCAGTATCATTGGAATAATCAACACGGTCTACTGATGATAAAGTTGCAGGAGAACCATATCCAGCACCATGGTAACCAAAAGAACTATTACCTGTTGCTCCTTGTGAACGTCTGACAGCACTCAATGATCCTTTTGGTGATGCATCTACACTATCACTAGAATAATCAATACGATCTACTGTTGTTGATATTGGTCCTGAACCAACACCACCAGCAAAGTAACCAAAGGAAGCATTACCTGTTGCTCCTACACCTCGTTTAGCAGAACTTAATGGTCCTTTTGGTGATGCCGTTGCAGTGTCATTAGAATAATCAATACGATCTACTGTTGATATTGAAGTTAAATTACCACCACCAAAGTAACCAAAAGATTGATTACCTGTTGCGGCCGCACTATATCTAGCAGCACTTAATGGTCCTTTAGGTGATGCCGTTGCAGTATCATTGGAGTAATCAATACGGTCTACTGTTGTTGCTGGAGGGTAGCTACCGGCAAAGTAACCGAAGTCGGCATTACCTGTTCCCGACACATTTCGTCTACCAGCACTTAATGGTCCTTTTGTTGGCGTTGTTCCAGTGTCATTTAAGTAATCAATACGGTTTACTGTTGATATTCCAGGAATACCACCGGCAAAGTAACCAAAGGAAGCATTACCTGTTGCTCCAAATTGATATGTGGCAACACTTAATGGTCCTTTTGCTACTGCTGTAGCAGTATCGTTAGCATAATCAATACGATCTACTAATGATCTTGCACTAGGAGTATAACCACCACCAAAGTAACCGGTGTTAGGAGTTGCTAGAGTTCCTGCAGCATAATTTATTTCTCCTGCCTCCTTTAATGCAATTCCATTAGCAGTACGACTTGACGCAGATCGTTGATATCTAGCAACAGTCAATGGTCCTTTTGGTGATGCTGTAGCAGTATCATTGGAGTAATCAATACGGTCTACTATTGATCCATTACTCAAACCACCACCAAAGTATCCAAAGTTTTCACTACCCGTTGCCGCAAGAAGTTCTTTACTAGTCTCCAAGTTTCCTTTTGGTGATGCTGTAGCAGTATCATTAGAATAATCAATACGCTCTACTAGTGTCCCAGAATTAGGAGAACCACCAGCAAGGTAACCAAACTCACTATTACCCGTTCCTGCTAGACGATATTTGGCAACACTTAATGGACCTTTTGGTGATGCCGTTGCAGTATCATTAGAATAATCAATACGATCTACTGTTGATAAGAACCCAGAAGGAAGATTACCACCAGCAATGTAACCAAAGTCTTGATTACCTGTTGCCCCGGCACTTCCTCTACCAACACTTAATGGTCCTTTTGCTGGTGCTGTTCCAGTATCATTGGAATAATCAACACGACTCACTCTCGATATACTTAAAAAACCACCAGCAAAATAACCAAAGTCCTTATTACCTACTGCTGATAAACTATAATGAGTTCCACTTAATGGTCCTTTTACTACTGCTGTTGCGGTATCATTACCATAATCAATACGCTCTACCCGATTATGTGGAGAAGGACGACCACCACCATGGTATCCAAAATCCGCACTACCTGTTCCGGCATGGTCATATCTAGCAGCACTTAGTGGTCCTTTTTCTACTGCCGTTGCGGTGTCATTAGAGTAATCAATACGATCTATTACTGACGTAGTAGGGCTAGTTCCACCAACAAAATAACCAATGCCACCAGAAACAGGAACAAGACCAGGAGCACTAAACCCACCCAATGAGACTGGAACTTCTAGGTTACCAGGTCCTTTGAGTGGCATTGCATTGGCTCTGGAACTTGATGCTCCTAAAGCAGTTTTTTCAGTGTTTAATGAACCTTTAGGTGATGCTGTTACAGTATCATTAGAGTAATCAATACGATCTACTGTTGTTTTTCTAGCCGGACTTAGAGCAGGATTAAGACCACCACCAAAATAACCAAAGTTCTGATCACCTGTTGCACTTAGAAAAAACTTAGCAGTACTCAATGATCCTTTAGGTGATGCCGTAGCAGTATCATTAGAGTAATCAATACGATCTACTGTTGATACATTACTAGGAGAAGCTCCACCACCAAAGTATCCAAAAGAAGCATTACCTGTTGCTGCTAAATCTTTTCTACCTTGACTCAATAGTCCTTTTGGTGATGCAGTAGCAGTATCATTAGCATAATTAATGCGATCTATTGATGATACTACAGTAGGTGTTGCACCTCCACCAAAGTAACCGAAAGAAGTATTACCTGTTGCTGCTAATTCATCTCTAGCAGTACTCAATGGTCCTTTTACTGCTGCTGTTGCAGTGTCATTATTATAATCAACACGATCTACTGTTGAAATAATCGTATCACCACCAGCAAAATAACCAAAATCACTATTACCTGTTGCTGCCAAATAATATCTAGCAACACTCAATGGTCCTTTTGCTGATGCCGTTGGAGTGTCATTAGAGTAATCAATACGGTCTACTGATGATAATGGTCCAGGACTACCACCACCAAAATATCCAAAGGGAGCATTACCTGTTGCTCCCATACCATTTTTAGCAACACTTAATGGTCCTTTTGCCACTGTCGTTGCAGTGTCATTAGAATAATCAATACGGTCTACTGTTGATACGGTAGTAGAACCATCATAACCTCCACCAAAGTAACCAAAGTCAGATCCTTGTGGTGCTATCTCACCCGTTCTTACTGATGATGCCGGTTGTAATAATTTTGCGGGAATTGCATTAGCTCTGGAACTTAATGCTTTCATGAATGATCTGGCAACACTTAATGGTCCTTTGACTGATGCCGTTGCGGTGTCATTAGAGTAATCAATACGGTCTACTGTTGAATATGCAGGACCAGGATAACCACCACCAAAGTATCCAAAGGAACTATTACCAGTTGCTCCTAAAGCTGCTTTAACAGCACTCAATGGTCCTTTTGCTGCTGCTGTCGCAGTATCATTAGAATAATCAATACGATCTACTGTTGAAAATATGCTAGATCCATAACCAGCACCAAAGTAACCAAAATCAGCATTACCTGTTGCTCCCGAAGTATCTCTAGCAAGACTTAATGGTCCTTTGACTGATGCTGTTGCCGTGTCATTAGAATAATCAATACGGTCTACTGTTGTTACTTTACTTGGAGTGGAACCACCAGCAAAGTATCCAAAGGAAGAATTACCTGTTGCCGCATGGTATGATCTAGCAGAACTTAATGGTCCTTTTGGTGATGCCGTTGCAGTATCATTAGAGTAATCAATGCGGTCTACTATTGTTAATCTAACCTGTGATGATGGAGTACCACCACCAAAGTAACCGAAGGAAGCATTACCTGTTGCTGCTTGACGTCTTCTAACATCACTAAGTGGTCCTTTTGCTGGTGTTGTTCCAGTATCACTAGAATAATCAATGCGGTCTACTGTTGATACTACAGAAGGACTCGCACCACCACCAACGTAACCAAAGTCCTTATTACCTGTTGCTCCTAGAGAATTTCTACCAACACTTAATGGTCCTTTTACCGATGCCGTTGCAGTGTCATTAGAGTAATCAATACGATCTACTGTTGAAATTGTATATGCCCCGCCAGCAAAATATCCAGTAGCAAATCCTTGTGGCACCAAAAAAGGACTCGGAGTATTCCAAACATCTCCTTTCGTAGACCAAACTCCGGCACCCTGTCTTTCTCTTACATCAAGTAATGAAAATATTCCTCTTGTATTAGTTACTGCCATTTTTTATCAAATAGGGGCTGTCCGGATACTTCCAGTATTCCAGTTTCTTATACCTATTTAGAATAAAAGGAGATAAAACATCTTCGGGTTTCTTTGATATTTTCTTGACCTTATCACGAACATAATGCATATCCTTCAGGTTCCACTGGTCTTCACTTTCTCTATGATTATTCTGCACATTATTAAAATCGTGATGATAGTAATCAACCTCCAAGAAATTATAAATTCTTCTCATCGTTTCTTCTGGAGTATTGACTAAATCATCATACTCAACCATCAACAAATACTTATCATCGTGCCGAACGAATGCCTGAGACTGTGCCCATAGTGCCTGTTCCACAATACCATCATCACCCATCAAATACTGACAACGATTATCATCATCCACACTGAACCCACCATCAATCAGTGCCTTATCAATAAAATTAAATTCATCGGAGTTGCGATGTATCATTGTAATAAATGAAGTCAATACTTCTGTGATATTACGGACAGGACATATGATTTTTGGATTAGGTGTAATATAAGTCTTTAATCGTTCTATATTATTTGGCCAGGCACGGCAGTGGTCAATGATTATCTCTTCTTCTCTTTCATAATATTGATTCTCTATAAAACTACTGATAATCTTATGAGCATTCTGTGGTTTTTGATATCCCTGATACTGTTCTGATTTCTTAAAGTATTCTTCCGTATGATACATCAATTCCATTACAGAACTCACAGGTTCTGTATGAATGTTTGGATTCTGGTCAATCAAACTCTTCAATAAGGTGCTTCCGGATCGTGGAAGACCTGCCATAAAATGATATGTTTTCATTCACCACTCCTTCACTGGATTAAAAAAGAACAACTGGACCATACGACCATTCTCTAGTGTATCACCAAAATTATAATTATGTGAGTGCCACAGATGAGTTCTGAATAATACTAAACGATTATACTTCATCGGACACAGAAAGTATCGTGTCCATTTATCTCTATCTAGTCCATCACCATAGACCATCGTCCACCAACACTCTTTGTATGTTGGCCATCCGTGATGTTGTGCCTCAAAATCTGTCTTGGGAATGTTCTCATACTTTAGAGTATTATGTCTCCAGAATGATGTGCCACCTTCATCAACACAATCCTTTGGGTCTGACATATAGATTACGGCACCCCATTCCCATGATGGATCTACATGAACGTCTTGTTTATGTGAGGCATTCTCTAATGAAATACGAAAGTATCCATTTTTATCTGCAGGAATCAATGGTTCCTTGGCAAGATCCTCAAACTTTCTATGAATTTGTTCAGAATAATAAGCACCTTCTGAGTTTCTTCCAGGATATGTATAGTCATCACCAGGATCAGGAAACTCTGCGTTCAGTGCAAAGTTCCTGACCTCTTCTGGATTATCATAAAAGTCATCAACAACAATAATGTTCTGTCTCATATAATCAATCTTTTGTTTATTATAGCATACTATGATGGAAGTGCATTTGCTCCTGCTGAAGTTGCTCCTAAACTATATCTAGCAAGACTTAATGGTCCTTTTGCTGATGCCGTTGCCGTGTCATTAGAGTAATCAATACGGTCTACTGATGATGCTACACCAGGAGTCGCACCACCAGTAAAATAACCAAAGGAAGCATTACCTGTTGCTCCCGATAGTCTTCTACCAACACTTAATGGTCCTTTTGCTACTGCTGTTGCCGTATCATTAGAGTAATCAATACGATCTACTATTGATTTTTCAGGATAACCCCCACCAAAGTAACCAAAGGAAGAATTACCTGTTGCTGCTAACCGATCGTTGGCAGCACTTAATGGTCCTTTTGCTACTGCTGTTGCGGTATCATTAGAATAATCAATACGGTCTACTGTTGATAATATTGGACCAGGTGCTGACTCACCACCAGCAAAATAACCAAAGGAAGCATTACCTGTTGCTGCTAAATCATATCTAGCAACACTTAATGGTCCTTTTGTTGGTGTTGTTCCAGTATCACTAGAATAATCAATACGGTCTACTGTTGACGCATGTGCGGAGATAATACCACCACCAAAGTATCCAAAGTCAGTATTACCTGTTGCTGCTAATTTATTTCTAATGACACTCAATGGTCCTTTTGGTGATGCTGTGGCAGTGTCATTAGTATAATCAATACGGTCTACTATGGTTTGTTTGGCCGAACCTTGATATCCACCACCAAAGTAACCAAAGAAACTATTACCTGTTGCTGCAAGATAACTTCTAGCAGCACTCAATGGTCCTTTTGTTGTCGCAGCTGCCGTATCATTGGAGTAATCAATACGATCTACTGTTGTTACATAACTTGGAGATCTACCACCACCGAAGTAACCAAATGTTGTTGGGTTAAATGATCCTGCGACTGCAGCAGCATTAGAAACCACTGCTGGACCGACCACAGTAAATCCGTTGGCTCTGGCACTTGCTGCCCCGAGGTAATATCTAGTAGTACTCAATGGTCCTTTTGGTGATGCCGTTGCAGTATCATTAGAATAATCAATACGGTCTACTGTTGATTTTGTGGGGTTTATACCACCACCAAAGTATCCAAAATTAGCATCACCTGTTGCTGCTAAGTATCTTCTAGCAGCACTTAATGGTCCTTTTGGTGATGCCGTTGCACTGTCATTAGAGTAATCAATACGGTCTACTGATGACACCTCAGGACTATTACCACCACCAAAGTAACCAAATGAAGCATTGCCGGTTGCTGCTAAGTATCCTCTAGCAAGACTTAATGGACCTTTTGCCGGTGCATTTGCAGTATCATTCGAATAATCAATACGATCTACTGTTGATTTTGCAGGAAAATGACCAGCAAAGTAACCAAATGATTGATTACCTGTTGATGCCCCATTTCTTCTCTCAATACTAAATGGTCCTTTTGCTACTGCTGCTGCAGTATCATTAGAATAATCAATACGATCTACTGTTGACGCATTAGGAGCAGGAATACCACCACCAAAGTAACCAAAATTAGCATTACCGGTTGCTGATAAACCATATCTGGCAGCACTTAATGGACCTTTTGGTGATGCTGTTGCGGTATCATTTAGATAATCAATACGGTCTACTGTTGATTTTGCACCAGGACCAGGTTCACCACCACCAAAGTAACCAAAAGAAGCATTGCCTGTTCCTGCATGACGACCTGTAGCAGCACTTAATGGTCCTTTTGTTGATGCTGCTGCAGTGTCATTAGAGTAATCAATACGATCTATCATTGATTTTGCTGGACCATCCAGTCCACCGGCAAAGTAACCGGTGTTAGGAGTTGCTAGAGTTCCTGCAGCATAATTTACAATATTTTCGGTCGGGATTCCATTGTCTCTGGAACTTGTTGCTCTAAAATATCTTCTAGTAACACTTAATGGTCCTTTTGCTGATGCCGTTGCGGTGTCATTAGAGTAATCAACACGATCTACTGTTGATACTGCACCTGGACCAGGTGGTGACTCACCACCACCAAAGTAACCGAATGAAGCATTACCGGTTGCTGCTAAGTATGCTCTAGCAAGACTTAATGGTCCTTTTGCTGGTGCTGTTGCGGTATCGTTAGAATAATCAACACGATCTACTGTTGACTGCTCGGGATCATTACCACCACCAAAGTAACCAAAGTCTGAATTACCTGTTGCTGCTAGTCTCCGTCTACCAGCACTTAATGGTCCTTTTGCTACTGCTGTTGCAGTGTCATTAGAATAGTCAATACGATCTACTGTTGAATAGAGATTGGGATTTTGATATCCACCACCAATGTATCCAAAGTTGGCATTACCTGTTGCTCCTGTGACATACTTAGCAGCACTTAATGGTCCTTTTGGTGATGCTGTTGCAGTGTCATTAGAGTAATCAATACGGTCTACTGATGATATTGGACCACCAGAACCAGACCCACCACCAAAGTAACCAAAAGATGAATTACCAGTTGCTCCATAGTATCGTTTACCAGCAGTTAATGGTCCTTTTGCTGCTGCTGTTGCTGTGTCATTGGAATAATCAATACGGTCTACTGATGATAATGGACCATTACCACCAGCAAAGTAACCGAATGATTGGTTTCCTGTTGCTGCCGCACCATATCTAGTAACACTGAATGGTCCTTTTTCTACTGCTGTTGCCGTGTCATTAGAGTAATCAATACGATCTACTGATGAGCTAGAACCGGGAGCAAGTCCACCACCAAAGTATCCAAAGTCAGTTCCTTGTGGTGTTATAACATTAAAAGCACCCATTAAAACTGGAACTTCTAAGTTACCAGGTCCTTTGAGTGGGATTGCATTGGCTCTGGAACTTGTTGCTGCATGGTTCTGAATCTTTTCACTTAATGGTCCTTTGACTGCTGCCGTTGCAGTGTCGTTAGAGTAATCAATACGGTCTACAGTTGACACTTGATTAGGATTATCATTATAACCCCCACCAAAGTAACCAAAGTCAGCATTACCTGTTGCTACAAATTGACCTCTAGCATCACTTAATGGTCCTTTTGCTACTGCTGTTGCAGTGTCATTAGAATAATCAATACGATCTACCGTTGAATATGGACCGGGGAAAGCACCACCAAAGTATCCGAAAGAACTATTACCTGTTGCTCCCATAGTACGTCTAGCAAGACTTAATGGTCCTTTTGGTGATGCTGTTGCCGTATCATTAGAATAATCAATACGATCTACCGTTGAATATGCAGGACCACCTCCACCAATATATCCAAAATCAGCATTACCTGTTCCTGCCCTACCATAACTTGAATAACTTAATGGTCCTCTGACTAATGCCGTTGCAGAGTCATTAGTATAATCAATACGGTCTACTGTTGATTTATTACTAGCAGCAGCAAAATAACCAAAATCAGAATTGCCTACAGTAGCAGCACCATTACTAGTAGCACTTAATGGTCCTTTGACTACTGCCGTTGCTGTGTCATTAGAGTAATCAATACGGTCTACTGTGGATACTGCACTTGAAGGATTACCACCAGCAAAGTAACCACCAGAAGCACTACCTGTTGCTGCAACATTATATCTAGCACTACTTAATGGTCCTTTTGTTGATGCCGTGGCAGTATCATTAGAATAATCAATACGGTTTACTGTCGATACTGTAGTCGGCGTTCTACCACCACCAAAGTAACCAAAGTCAGTTCCTTGTGGTGCTACATTTTCTCTTACTGATGATGCCGGGAATAATGTTGGAGTTGTAATTCCATTAGCCTGAGAACTTGATGCTGCAAGATGAAATCTAGCAACACTTAATGGTCCTTTTGCTGCTGCAGTTGCTGTATCATTAGAGTAATCAATACGGTCTACATTTGATACTGCTGGACCAGGTTCGCCACCACCAAAATAACCAAAGGAAGCACTACCCGTTGCTCCCTGTGAATATCTAGCACTACTTAATGGTCCTTTTGCTACTGCTGTGGCAGTGTCATTAGAGTAATCAATACGATCTACTGTTGACCTTGGACCAGGATAACCACCACCAAAGTAACCAAAGGATGAATTTCCTGTTGCTGCTGGACCACCTCTAGCAAGACTTAATGGCCCTTTTGGTGATGCTGTGGCAGTGTCATTAGAGTAATCAATACGGTCTACTGATGATTTTGGACCAGAACCACCACCAAAATAACCAAAGTCTGCATTACCTGTTGCTCCATGATAGTGTCTGACAACACTTAATGGTCCTTTTGCTGATGCCGTTGCAGTGTCATTAGAATAATCAATGCGGTCTACTGTTGACACACCACCACCAGCATAACCACCACCAAAGTAACCAAAGGAAGTATTGCCGGTTGCTGCTACACCATATCTAGAAAGACTTAATGGCCCTTTTGGTGCTGCTGTGGCAGTGTCATTAGTATAATCAACACGATCTACTGATGATACTGTTGGGCCAGGATAACCCCCACCAAAGTAACCGAAGTTGGCATTACCTGTTGCTCCCATAATGCTTATAGCAACACTTAATGGTCCTTTTGCTGTTGCGGTAGCAGTATCATTAGAATAATCAACACGATCTACTGTTGATACTACACTTGGAGCACGACCACCACCAAAGTAACCAAAAGGATGTGCCTTAGTAAAAGGACTTGGAGTATTCCAGACATCTTCTTTCTCGGACCAGTTACCTGATAACTGCTCTTCATATACCTGTTTTAATCTAAATATTCCTCTAGGCATTTTGTATTAACAGCTTCTGGTATATCATTGAGTTATTTAGTTGCTCACCAAAACCTTTACCATATGAATGCCAGAGATCCGCACCGAATAATACAATACGATTATATTTTACATATACATTAGAATATTCTTTCCACTCTTCTCTATTATCAACATTAAATGTTGCCATAATGTCTTCTTGTGTCTGTATTCCATGTAACTGACGGGCATACTCATCAGGGAATGCATCAAATCCTGTACTTAAATGACTATAAAAACTCATACCTCTTTGTGATACACAATCACCAGGCATCGTCAGATAGATAACCGCAATCCAATCACAGGCAAGATTAGCAGTGATTGGATTTGGAGTATTGGATAGAGCAACTTCATTAAATAAGTTCTCTACTTTTATATCACGACCCAGAAGATGTGAAATTTTCTGGGGTGCCTCATCAGTAAAAATTGGTTCACCTTCTACGATACCTTTATAATATGGATGTGCCATATCATAAAAGTCATCGGCAACAATAATCTTCTGGTTCATATCAACCTTGGAGTTTCTTTTGCTCCTCTTCTGGAGAACCGGAAATCATACCAAGATTTTCACCAGTGACTTCTTGGATACCTGTGAGAACTTTCTTCTGCAGATCATTCAGGAAGTCCATCTTACCTTGAGGACTTTCAAGAATCTTATTCAGAGGCATATAACCTTCTGGCAATTCATTTCTCTTATCAACAATTGCAGGTGCAGAAGCACGACGCATACTATGTAGATTACCAATAGAGATGCCAGTTTGTGCCGCGATCATTTCATCCATAGCCTGATCGGCAAATCTTCTTTCCCAATACTGCCCATCAGCATCAAGGAATTGTTCTCGGGTGACTGGTTTGCCATCATTCTTTTCCATCAATTTATCAAGAATCTTATCTAGATGTTGCATCTGGTGAAGACGATCACGAATCTCAAGTTCAGAAGACTTCAGATAATGAGATAGTGTAAGTTCATCTAAATCAAACCAACACAGTTTCTTAGAACCACCACCTGGTCCACCTTCTTCCCAAAAAATTGGTTGAGTCTTATCTTTTTCTGCCCACTTAAAGTCAAACTCACGGACCTTTTCTTTCATCTCAATGAGTTTGTACATATAACCCTCTGCCATCTGACGACGAGACTTCAGAGTATTCTCAAAGGCAACAGGAAGAGTATGAGTATCAAGAAGTGCAAACTTTTCTAACTGAAAATTAGTTCTGCCTTGTGCAAGTTCCTTATCACTATCCTCCCATCTCAGAACATTGGCAAATGCTTGCTGAAGATATTCATCATCCATCACTGCCTGCTCAGAAGTGACGGGATTATAAGACAGTTCAGTGTTTTCTGTAGTCATGGGTTCTCCACTTGTAATTTTAGTAATCAGTTTTTTCCACTGTTGTGCAATTTTTTTCCAGTCACACTTCTGTGAAATATGATTGGAAAGAGATTTTGAGATTTGGTTATAATATGTTCTGTCTCCCTCAAAATAATCTAAAGCAGTACAGCAAATCTCTGCAAATGTATTTAGAAAGGTTTCAGTAACTTCATATTTTGCGGGTGTTCGGGTTCCATCAATAGGAACAACCGAAGCAAAGTTATCACCGGCAACTTCGGAGAGTGCTCCTATATTTGTGATAATTGGATATGTACCACATTTCATTGCCTCTGCCATAGAAACACAGAAAACTTCCTCCCAAATATTTGGATGAATAAAAAATGCAGATTCTTGATAACACTCAATCAATTCTTCTTGATCGACTGCCGCAGAGTATTCTACATTAGGAAGTTTCTTTAATTCCTCATATAATTCAAGATATGGATCATTCTGTTGACCATATAATGACATTGATGAAAAGATTTTAAACTTTGCAT